GATGAACCACCACGAGAGAAAGTATAGAAATCTGAAACAGCAACGTTTGGTTTTAATTCACATCCAAAAACGTTTAACTTAAGATTTTCAAAAGCAAAAGCAGCAGTGAGTGATCCACTGATACCACCAATTAAAGAAGTGATATCAGATAATGCACCACTTACACCAGCAAGTTGTCCTTGAATATCATCTAAGAATGCATTCAAATTATCCAGAATAGCATTATTAGCATCATCAATTTGTCCTTTACTTGCTGCGATTGCTTGTCCAACAAAATCCTCAGCAACGCAAACAGGTACTTTAGGAACTGTTATTCTATCATCAAACTGTCTTGCTCTTGCAGCCGCTTCAAGTTCTTTTGGTTTGAGAGCTTTATCTAAGAGACCTTGAATTAATCCGCAAAGACCATTCGTAATTTTGTTGTAAAGACATAGGATTAATTCCATTAATACCTCTTTAATGTCAGCAAACATTTGTCTCATGCTTGATGGCATCGCAGATACAACTTTGGTAAGTTCCTTATTCAATAATTTCAAAACATATTCCATAATCTTATCAAAAAGTATTTTCATATATTTTGCAATTATACATGCAGCATCAGCAATAACTTTTTGAATACTGGAAATAGTATTTGACACTGCATCAACATAACTATTGATTGACTTCAAATACTTTTCAATCTTTTTTGTAACGTTTTCAATTTCAGTTTGAATACCTTTGATAGCAGATTCAGTAATATTATCTGGTTTGAGAAGAGAAATCTTCTCTTGCATTTTATCTTCACGTTTTACATCACTTGCACTTTGCTGATGAACTGCGTCTGGATTTTCTTTTGTTGCTCCAGGTTGAGATGGTGCGTCTTTGGAGTTTGCTCTCTGCTTATCACCTTTAATCAGATCTGCAACTGCTTGCTGAGCCGCTGCTTCAACCTGTTCTGGAGGTAGTCCCTGATCTCTTGCAGTCTGTCTTGCTTGCTGTGCAACATTTAGCTGCTCTCTTGTGAGAGGAATATCTGGTCTCAATCCAAACTGATTCAGTTTAACTCCTGGAGGAGGAGTAGCAGTTTGTTGAGATATTAACTGAGATTTTGGTTTGGTTGTTACAAGACCTTCATCAGGAACTTGTTCTTTAGAACTTCCTGTCTTTGGATCTTTACCTTGAGCATATCCACTTGTTGCAGCAAAGTTAGAATCATTAACTCCAGTCTTTGTCTTGAGTGCGGTTTGTGCATTATTACCAAGCACTCCCATAATTACAGGAACTTGCTGATCCTGTCCATCAAGAAAGAATCCAAAAACAAAATTACCTTGTCTTAGATTTGGTGTTGCTGCTGCATTTGTTTGTCCACCACCAGCGGTGATGGGATACATTACCTGAGCCCATGGAAGTTGATCAGATGGGATAGTCTCCTCTTCCTTATCATGGAGACCAATAATTCTTACCTTATATCTTCTTCCCCAACCAGGAATAGAGTCTTTACTTTCATGCTTTCCAGGCAGCATGTTATCTCTCCAAGTGGAGTCATCAGCAATCTGACCAATCCACCAAAGAAAACTGCCACCTAAGAAACCAGGATTAAATAAAGATCCTCCTTCCATCAGTTATCAATCTTCATAAATTTTGCATTCTGATGCGTCAGGATGTTCATCACAATACATTTCAAATGCAGTTGGATCATGCTCTTCGTCAGGGTGATTTGCTTGATACTTCTCAAGATGATCTAGTTCGTCTTCAACATGTCTTCTCATCTGCGGAGAAAGTGTTGAGTTGTCCAGAAGATCTTTGTCGTCGTTAATGTGCTGTTGTATGCTTCTGTCTTTCATAATGGAATACTGCCTGATGTGTGATTTCCTTTTCTTCCAAAAGAATCTCTTACAAGATTCAACTTTGTATATGTTTCTTTAGGAGAAATGTAGTGACATAAATCTGCTATAATATATAGACCTCCACTTTCCTTGTTTACTTCATCATTTTTAGTTTCGGTTTTCAATTCAGGTGCGTCTAAGAATATAACATCACCCGCATGTAATGAAAAGTCTCCAGCAATTGTAATCGTTGATTTCTGAGAAAACAACTGACCATATCTCATAATTGCTTGATTCAAAATATCTTTAGGAAGAAAGTTTTCATCCTTTGATTTGTTAATTTGCTCCTGACCCTTACCAGTTCCTCCACCAGTAGGTAGGGTTCCTTTATCAAGAAGCATGTATTGTGTTCTAGAAAACTCTTTATTGTTTCCTTCACGGTTAAACTCTTTATTCAAAACAGGAAGTTCTTTACCACCCAATTTTAATGACTTCTCCTTCTCTTTTGCATTTGGAGTAATGACTTCATAGTAACAGTTAAATGGATCAAAAAGAACTGTTCTCGTAGAGAATGCTCCCATCTGAAGTTTGTCTTGTACATTTACTGCATTATCTTTTACATAGTCAAGTGCTTTTACATCATATCCAGCGGGAGTATTTTTTCCTCTAGTATCAGGAGTTTCATTATAGATGATCGACTTCTTTTGTTTTTGTGCTAAAAGTCCATCAATAGATTTAAACTTAAATCCTTCAGAAGTTTCAAAGAAAAAATATCCAGCACTATCACCTAACTTTTGATTCTCTGCCGACACTGACCTTTTTGATAACCAGTTAGCAGCATAAAATGGTTTCCAATTATTTCCAATAAAGTTATAGTTATTTGATACAGGTTCAATGTCCAACTCTTTTTCTGTTCCCAAATAATTTTGGTCAGTAAATATTTTTCTTATATAATCAGATATCTTTCCATCAAATCTTTCATTCAATCTTGTCTTATCATTTATAAAAAATTCTTTTGATGCTAGGTCAAGTTGAGTTAAGAACTTTGTAGTTTGATCCGACATTGGATTAACCTTATTAACGTACAAAGTTAATTTTAATTTGTTATCATTATTATCATTAAATTTTAAGAGAACTTTTTCGCTTCCAATGATTGGTAATCCATCAACCGCAGTTTTATTATTGATAGCATTACCAGAATCAGCAAACATTACAGTTGCTCTTACGGTATCTTGTAGAATGCTTTCATAATACATTAGGGAAATAGTTCCCGAACTTACATCTACAGAATCTTCACCAACACCAGAAAAAATTTCTAGTTTGGTAATGTTAGATGGTTCTGCTGACTTTGAAGTTATTGACATTTGATATTACCTCGTATTTCTATTTACCCACCTTGATATAAGGTTTCAAATGGATCACTTCCACCACCAGAAGAAACCATAACACCACCACCACTTCTTCCACCATATTGTTCTTGTGGAGCAGACTTAACAGGAACAGGAATTGGAATTATCTGTGCTTGAGACCCTTCATAACTCGCATAATTTCTTAAAACCTTGAGAGAATTATTATAGTTTGCTTTATTCAGTGCTGATAAGAAACCAGGGTAATTATCTTCCAGTGCTTTTGTTGTATCAGCATCAATAACAAACTCTTTACCTTTCTCACCAAGCATCGCATGAGTGATACCCTCAACTAATCCACCCTTCGCATAGGCAACGTGAACATGATCTCCATGTCCAGAGGGATCATCAGCACCAGTAATGAGTTCAGCAAATCCAACTCCCCTCTTCTGGTTAAATTCTTTTAGAGCAGCAACAATTGGTCCCTGTTCATAAGTATATGCTCCAATATCTAATGCTCTTCCAGAATAATGATAAGAATTCTTTGCGTGTCCTCCTCTTATTCCACCAAACTCTGGATGTTCAGTGATTGCCTGATAATCTCTTGGACTTGATAATTTAGATTGAACATACCTACCTGCTTCTCCAGCAATTTTGGATCCTTCACTTTGTCCTCTGTCTACTCCAGCAAATGAAGTTGAAGGAGCATATGGTTCTGTTTGTTTAGGTTGATCTACTCCAGCAAATGAAACTGAAGGATCATAAGATCCTCCACCAAAACCAAGTGCATCTAAATTTGGGGTTGGAGCATTTTTATTCTTAGGGAAGAATGAGTTCATTAACAATGGCAACATTGAGAATGGATTATAAAGTTGCAATAGATTTGGGAATTTATCTACTTGACCATCCTTACCACCAGCATATCCAATTTTCTTAAGGAAGTCATATATTCCAAAAAGTTTTGCAGCATTGGTTGCTATAGATCTTCTTCCAGCACCTTCAGGTATTTTTATATGATGCTTTTTAAAGAACTCTGGGAAGAGTCTGCTGAAACCTTCACCAAGAAACTTACCAACTGCTTGAGCACCATTCAATATTGCACTAAATGAGTCTTTTAATT